AGTCCAGATAAAAGTTTTCTTGGATAAAGTGTAGCTTTAGCTACAGTACCAAAATTTTCTGGGCCCAGTCTTTCGGCAATAGCGACAGCTTCGTTTACATTTGCCACACTTGAAACACCAGCTCTTTGTTTGGCTAGTATTTCATCTTCTGCTGCATATTGTCTTTTGATAGCTTCTTCGTCTCTTTTTGAAACCTTGTCGCCGCCAACATTAACAACGCTGCCTGGTGTTTTAACCTCGACCGCACCTTTGTTTGTTAGTAGATCGTCAATAATTACATCGTTAGCAAAATTATCTCTAACAGTTTTTTGCACCACATTACCCAAAGTATCTTTATATTCAAAAGTAATTAAGTCGCCTCTTTTATTTTTGTAGTCAAGATTTTTTAACTCATAGTCTTTTATAAACTCTAGTGCAGCCTTTTCATCCTGCATAGCCATTTGTGCAGCTTGTATGCCTATCTGCCTTCTAGCTTTTTCATCTTCATCTTTGGCCGCTCTTAACCTATCAGATATTCTATTAAAACCAACACCTAGTCCAGTATAAGCCGATCCAACTCCTGTATTTGGAGTTGAAAGCAATCCTGCGCCTAGTTCAGCAGCAACATCATATATACTCATTTTTTTTGTTTGTGGTGCAAACTGAGATAGTCTCTCAAAGTATTTGTCGTAACTAGCATCGTAGTCGGGTTTATACTGATCAGTCATTTGATTATACAGTTCTGTATATCTGTCAGTCTCGGCAGCTCCACCTTCATTAAATATATCTATTTGTTCTGGTATTTGAGCTCTAGTTATCGCCACTAGCTTTTACCTCCATATAGCTGACCTAATGCTCCGAAAGCTGATAAACCAGTTCCTAAACCTGCTTGCATAGCGCTAGGCTTAGGTGCAAATTGTGTAGTTGTTTGGAACTGTCCTGCTGGTGCCATACTTACAAACGGTGCCAGAGCTTGATATTGTAGCAACGGTGTCATTTGTCTTTGTTGCATGTTTCTACGTTGTGCATCTAACATCGCTTGTGCTTGTCCTTGTTGTTGTGCACCCATGCCATATAAAGAAGCCACATCAGAAGCAGATGCTCCTGCTGCTTGAGCTCCTAAACCTTGTAAGCTAGATCCTAAACCAAACTGACCTTGTTGTAATGCCTGGCCAGCACCCATTTGCATACCAGCTAATCCAGTTCTTGCACCGCCAAGAACTTGCTGTCCTGCTAATGCCTGTTGTCCTGCTTGTGATAATGCTTGTTGCTGTGTTGTGCCTAAGCCAGCTAATGTAGATCCTAGGTTTTGTTGTGCTGCTAATCTTTCAGCAGAAGTGCCTCTTAGCATGCTTTGTAATGCTTGTTGTGAGGCCAACTGTTGTCCTGCGGTTCCTCTTTGGAATTGTGCTAAGTTTTGACCTGCACCTAATCTTTGTCCTGCGATAGATCCTAAACCACTAGCTAATGCTTGTTGTGCTCCTAGTTGTTGTCCAGATAAATTAGCAAGCATACCAGATAGGTTTTGACCTGCTCCTAGTCTTTGACTTGCTAGATCTGATAAACCAGAAGCAGCAGATCGCTCTGCTTGTTTCTGTCTTGCAAATTCGCTCATACCTGCTTGCTGTGCTCTTTGGAAGCCACTTGACCTAATACCACCAAGAGCTTCTGCTAGACCTTTACCAAGAGCCTCTGTTCGTTCTCCAGCACCTAAACGAGCTCTTGATCCAAAAGCAGATTGACCGCCTCTTGCAATGTCACTTGCTCGTGCACCAATGTCTGATTTAGCGCCTTGCTCCATAATATCTTCTATGGTTTGTTGAACGACTCTATCCTCGTAAGGATTGTAGAATTGTTCGGTCATTCCTTGATCATAACCACCAACTGTGCCTCTTAGTAAACTTTCTGGATCTTGTAAACCTTGTTCAAACCTACCAACATCTGACATGCCTCTGCCAGCAATACCAGCGGATCTTCTACCAAACTGGTCAGTCAAACCTCTTTGTAATCCTTCAACATCTGTTAATCTATTACCAAATTGGTCAACACCTCGCTCTAAGCCAAACTGAGATCTTCCAAGACCTCTAGCAAATTGTCTAGCAGCTCTTTCAGATCCTGTTTCTACGCCAGATATTCTTCTACCAAATTCATCGGTAGCACCTCTTGATAAGCCTCTAGCTTCATCTAAAGATCCGACTAAGCCTTGCAATCCAGCTTCTCGCATTGCTCTGGACTCTCCAACTCCTCTTGCTATATCTTCTACACCTTGTGCCGCTGTATTAAGTGATTCACCAACACCGCTTTGTAAAGCGCCTAAACCACTAAAATATGATTGTGTTGCTTGGTCTAGGTAAGGTTGTTGCATACCTATGGATTGTCTTTGCAATTGCATAGCTGCAAGCTGATCTGGACTGAATCCTGCAACTTGTTCATCTATCACGACTGGTTGGCCCTGGTCGTCATAAAAAACCTTCTCAGCGGCTCTCATGGCTCCAGGTATAAATCCACCCTGGCCACCAAGACCGAATAATAATTGCTCAGTTAATGGATCCATGCCAGATTGAATTTGTGTTACACCTGCTGCGTACGGAGTTCCTCCAGGAACTTGTGGTGCAGCTGTTGTTTGTGTAGGACTCGGTTCTACCACTGGCGCAGGATCTGTAACTGGTGCTTCTGTAGGTTGATTAGCTGCAACGGTTGTAGATGCAGGTGGAGTTACTGGCGCTGGTGGTGTCACTGGCGCAGGTGTTGTAACAGGATCAACTACTGGATCTGAAATAGGTGGTGGTATTATGGCACCACCTGGTACAGATTCACTGTCAAACATATCGCGTTCATCTACATTTGGTCTTTGTCCAGGATTCAATAAATCTTGCATCCTTGCTTGTTGATCTAAATATTCTTGACTTGGGCCACCAAAGTCTGGTTGATCTCTGTCATCAACACCGTTCATATCAGTATCTTGAAAGTCCATAGTTCTAATGGTGTCACGAATTTGCGGTCTTCCACCCATCATAGGATCTATATAGCCACCTAAAGCATCACCTGGTGTTACGCCTCCAGAACCAATAAACTCCCCATTTGGCCCAATAATTTCTGTTGGTCTTATGCCTGGTCCAAAACCATAGTCTGGTAGTTCTACTGGTTTAGGACGATTAGGTGGGCCCATACTAGGTATAGGTTGTCCAGGATCGCCTACTCCTACACCAATATTACTTATATCTACTGGTGTATTAGGATCAAAAGGTATTGGATTTTCATTAATCATTCCAGGTATTCTAGGATCTTGACCTATTTGTCCTATAGAAGTTATACCTCCGCCTGGACCTCCGATTGATGGTGGTCTAAGTATTGGTTGAATATCACGATTGAATCTTCCTGGATCGTTACTCATATAGCCTGGATCATTTGGTTGTAATGCGTAGTCTGGTGCAAATACAGCTCTCATGCCTCCTCCTAGGCCGCCATCTTCTAAAACCATATTATCTGGTAAATTGTTAGGATCTATTCTATTGCCGTATGGATCAGTTACTAAACCATCATCTTGTATTGGTGGTGCGTTTCCACTACCAGGAACTAAAGGTTGAGCCATAATTGGTTTTCTTTTTTTAATTAGATCGGAAGGTGGTTGTATAGGTAATAATGGAGGTCCTTCGCCACCACCATAATCTATACCGCCACCGCCAGGAACATTTATAGGCATAGGTCTCATACCACCTATACCACCGATTGAAATGGGAGGTATTGGTCTACCGATACTTGGTGGTCTTATTGGTAAAGGCCGTATGCCACCTGGAGGTGCTACTGGTCCACCTATAAACCTCGGTGGTTGTAAACGGCCAGGAGTAATTCTTCCAGGTGGCGCCTTAGTAAGGCCTGGACCTCCGATTGATATTGGAGGAGTAGGCAGCCTGCCTCTAACTTTACCTAACGCTCTTTTTAAAAAACTCATATTAATTAACCTTAGCTTGTGAGGCGAAAGTATCCATCATTTGATACATAAGATCCATACCACGCTCTCTGTTCTCTTCTAAAGACGGAACCAGACTTATGATACCACCAGGCTCAGACTTCATTTCATAAGTTCCTGCGCCTCTTACAGCTTGTCCTGTCATAACAAATTCACCATCGCTTAACATAGCTGGTATATCGTCACTGGTTTCTGTGCCTGGACCGTTTATATCACCGTCCATTCTAGGAAACATGCTCGGATCCATTTCACCACCCTCTTGCATTTGTACTGCTCCACCTTCGGCATAAGCCATTACAGGACCGCCGTACATCATACCTGCTGGCTTACCACCAGATAACTCTGGTAATGTGCCTGTTGGTAGCAAACCGAACTCTACAGGATTCGGAGCTTCTTGTCCCATTCTTCTGGATATTTCAGCTTCTATGTTATATCTGCCTGTAGGACTCATGGTTGTTAATGGAGTCAAAGGTACGCCTGTTTGTTTTTTAGCATCTTCGTAGGCCAGCTTACCTAAACCAGCAGCTAAAGCTCCTATGCCGCCCATCTTAAGTGCGTCACCGAAACCACCGCCGAATAGACCGCCACTTTGTTGTTGGTTTTGACCTCCACTAAAGATGCCACCGCCTTGTGGGCCAGTGCCCAACATGTTTTCAACGCCTTGCGGTAAAAATTTTGCGCTTAATGTTTGCATTAATGTTTTATCGTTGACAGCAGCTTGTGTCATTTGCATTGCACCTATTTGATCTGGTGTCATATTTGCTAAGTCTGCTCTTGTTACTGGCTGACCGTCTAAAGTACCAATAACATCACCAGTATCGTAAGTTTGTGGTTGACCAAAACCAGTTAAGCTACCTAAACCGCTTCTTATTGATGGACCAATACTGCCACCAAATATACCTTTATCACCAGTAGCTGGGTTGAAGAATGTGCTTGCTAAGTTGCCAGATTTTAAACCACTGCCTAGTGCTCTAAACTTGTCTAAACCGCCTAACCCACTAAAGCCACCTTGGCCAACTGCTTTACCGCCGACTGTACCCAAACTGCCCACGCCACTGAATAATTTACCAGCACCATAACCGCCGAGTGCTCCAGATACTGCGCCTTTGAGTCCTTTACCTGCTGCTACATTAGTTGCAGCTCCGATTGCTCCAGCTAATACTGGTCCGACTCCTGGAATAAAGTTTGCTAATGGTCCAGCTATAGGTGCTATCTTCTTAACTACTTTTTTAAGGGCCTTACCAATCTTCTTAAAGAAAAATTGTTCTAAGCCAGTCACTGGGTTAAGACTTGCAATACCCGAACCAACTATCGCTTGTTCTGGATTAATATCAAACTCGTCAAACTTTTTAGCTAACGCCGATTCAAACTGTGCATCTTCTAAAAACTCTGGTGGTATAACCATTTCTCCAGGTCTTAAATGCGCTAACTCTGTATCTGGACCTTCGCCGTATTGTTTAAGTTCTTGTACCTCAGCTGCTAAAGGTGATTCTTGTATTGCAGCTCCACGTTCTAATAGATCTTCAAGTATTTGTTTTTCTTCTTCGGTCATGTCCTTAGCTGCATCATCTAATAACATATCCACTTCTTCTTCTTGTGATACGTTTTGCGTGCTATCAAATATTTCCATTTCTCTGTCTGAAATGGCTCCTTTAGCTTGACCAACCATATCCATAGGATTCATACCACCAGTTGCTTGATTGTAAATCTCCATTTCTCTGTCAGATATAGCTCCTTTGTTTGCTTGTGATGCCATGTCGCCAGTCAGCATATTAATTCTATTTTGTAGTTGTTCGCTTATCATGGTGTACTTACTGTCACTGCTCCTATACTTGTTGTTGCAGAGAGTCCAGTCAAGTAAGTTTGATGTTCATACAGGTTTCTAAACTCTGTACCATCAAAGGCCTGGTGAACCTCTGTCGTTGTGTTAAATATAATGGCTCCTGTAGCAAATTGCAATTCGCTAAGGTCTGTGGAGTTAAAAGATTTTATTACGTCTGGATCCACTGATCCTAGGTTAATTTCTAAAATTCTTATTAAGCGATTAAAAGTATCGGCTGTAACATTTTCGCCTACAGCGAGCGGCAACTGAGTTGGAAGTAATTTACTCATTATCTACGCCCAGATGATTGAATCTCTACTCTTGTACTACCAAGCCTCCACTTGTAATTTTTCTTATCGTTTTCGGTATTATCATCGTCTGATTCAAAACGTAAGACAAACTGCCTGGCTCGAGATCTTAAAGAACCATAAGTAGAACTAGGTGTAATTTGTGTGGTTGAATCTGTAGATAGGGTTTGGTTGCTAAAGTCTCTTCTTTTAACCACTACATTAATAGCAGGATCTTGGCTTGTGCCTACGTCATTAACAAATAAAATGTCTGGTAAAATTCTTTTCAAGAAAACAAAGTTATCGCCATCTGCTATGTCAATGTCAGCAGATTCAATAAAAACACCGTCCATAGCGCTTACATCGTTATTAAATCCTTTTTCATGCTCGTATACATATTTAGATCCATTTTCACCAGCAGCTAATGGTCTATCCAAGACACCAGCTGCAAGCCAACTGTATCTTTCTAAAGATCCTATACTCCAGGATCCCTCTTGGTAATTAAAAATTGCGTACCTAGATATTTCTCTTGTATTGTCTGATAGCGAAGGATAAAAGAACCATACTTCTGAGAACTCTTCGTTAAGTCCAGCAAAACACTTATAAGCCTGTGACTCGTCAAGATCTGAAAAAACATAATCTTGCACACTACAAGGTATTTGTTGTACTGATCCATTATAAAAATAAAAACCATTTTTTGACATGTAGTAAACACCTTTCGGTGAATTACAAAAAGCCTTTGGACCGATAAGACCAGCTCCTTCATTAATTAAATTAATTGCAAAGGTTAGTGGTGGGCCAATAAAATTCATTGAATACAAGGATGTGTCTGTCCATATCAAAACTTCTTGCCTTGCTTTAAGACCTCCTACTATAGAGGAACCAGAAGATAATCTTAATGAACCAGCTGTATTTGTTGACAATGGCTCAAACTGTAACGGGTTTTCTTGATCACTAAATGCGACAAGCATTGGATCTAAAGTTCCTGTTCTTGCTGTGCCAGCGTCGTTTAACGGATCGGCACCTAATACAATCAAATGCCTATCAGTTTCAGACGTAATAGTTTGCAATCCTAGTGTTGGCACTAAATTAGCTCCACTTGTAGTGGCTAATTCAACCGCTCTTGTTTCAACACCATCATTTTCAATCCACCTGTAAATACCACCACCTCTAGGATTAATAATTAAATCTTCGCCATAATTATCATGTGTCCACAAGCGTAGTTGGTTTGAGGTTGAAAGCGCAGTTGACGAACCCCATCCGCCTGCACCCCAAGTGCCAACACCCCAACCTGTGGATTGTACATAAAAATCTAGTCCAGAATTAATTTGATACACTGCGTCTGTTGAAGATCCACCATTACCAGAGTCACTTGAATTTGCTGTAACCGTAGATCCGCTGGTGTCTTTTGCAGTGATTTCATAAGTGTTTGTTCCTGTAACCAGGCTTATTTGATATTCTTGATTTAAAACTACGGCTGTAACATTACCACCAAGACTTACTGCACTTGAAAAAGTGACAGAGTCTCCATTAACTGCGCCATGACCTGCATCGGTTACGGTAACAGTAGAAGATCCATCGGTTGCAGAAAAAGTTGCTGCGTTTGTAGTAGTTTTTCTTATTGGTGTGACATCATTATATGTGCCACCTTCTTCTATGTAATATTTATTAGTTGTGCCTATACCAAGATATTTTGTTCCGCCCAAAGAAATCCAAGAATGTAAAGCTCTAGCAGATCCTATAAGGGTGCTTGTAGAGTATTTTTCCCAACCACCAATTTTTTCTGCGCGGCCTTTTCTAAACCTAATTTTATCGCCGTCAACCCAACCACCTTCGTTTGCGTAATCGGTTTCTTCCTTATTAATTCCAGGCTTAAAATTTATTTTTGATAGCGGCATAATTTAATGTAAACATTGCTACTATTAAGCTAATCTTATAATTGCACCAGTTGCTGTAGCACTTGGGAAAACAATCGTAAAATCTCCAGCTGTAGATGTTTTGTCGCCGCCAAAATCTATAGCTGCAACAGCTTTATCAGAATTTGTGTCGTTATATATTAGACACCCTCTTGCTGTTACGGTTGCGTTACTAAAAGTTAAATCTGCAAAATCACACAAAGCAGTAGTACCAGAAGTTACTGGTGTTACGTTTGTTAATGCTGATCCTCCAGAACTATAGTTAGTACCACTAGCCTGTCCAGTTGTTGTAAATGCAGTTGTGCCAGCTCCTAGTGTAGCCGAGCTGGTATACAAAGCTAACTTAAAAGAGTTGCCACTTGATGCTGTAAAGTTGTGAGTGCCCACTAAAAGCTCTTGTTTAAAACTTGTACATATTGCCGATGTTATTGCCATTATAGCTCCTTTAATATTTTAGCCATGTCGCTGTGGCCTTGTTTTTCTAATAAATTTGCATAAGTCGTATTATGCGACTTTATTGCATTTTTCATACTATGTAAGATTACAGTATAAACTTGATTTTGAAAAGCCAAAGCCTGCTGTTTGATATGCTCTGGAGCAGACTCAGAATAGTCGCATATTTTTTTTGTTGCTTGGGCCGCCCAAAACTCTGGATCATGTCCTTTGTTTTCAGTGGTTGTTACACCCACACTGCCTAACGCAAAATCGCTTTTTACACTCATCCTTTGTAAGGCTCTGGTGGAGCAACGTCTTCATTTATTTTTAAACCATGTTGTTCTAATTGATCATTAATTTCATCGTATGGTCCAATAATAAATTTACCTTCATGGGGTATTGCAACTAATGGTTTATCTAATCTATGAAAACCGTATAGCTTTTCGGTTGCTGGTACGTTTGAATCTAATACTGTAGATCTACCACTAATACCAATCAGTATGTCAGCTGCCATACACTTGCTAACCCAAAACTCAACACAAGCTCTACCAGCTTCTGCAAAGTGCATGTTTTCCTTATATGAAAAATCGATACCAAACAGATCTAACTGTCCTACTTTATTATGCAAGGCAAAAGCTATTGCATAAGCTACTGTATTGTTTAGATATGCACACTTTGTTGAGTTGCAAACATCTTCTAGCGGATACATAACTGGATTTTTTATTCTTGAATCTAATTCGCAAGTGTAAACAGGTGCGTTATTTTCTTGTAAAACCCTACACATTACAGAAGTTTGATGTCCAGCGTCATTACTATCAAAAAATCTACTTGCAGGATCTAACATAAATATTCTATCGCATGGATATGTGGATGCAGCTGAGTTAATACACCAAACTTCGTCCCACTCTCTGCCGTTTTGTAAACCAATAGCAAAATCAACTTGTGATATGCCAAGTCCTATTAGAGCAATTTTTTTGCCCTCTAAGTTTTCTATTTCGCTCATTAGCTTACGCTAGAGCGGACTGAATCGTATCTGTATTCGTCGCGTGTTCCACGACCTTCGGATGTATTTTTCATTCTGGCTACCGCCTCCTTAAAGCGTCCCTCTAACTGTGCGATAACGTCAGATGGCTCTTTAAGAAAAATTGCACCCTCAACCAAAGAACCATACAACAAAGCGTCAGAATAGTCTGTGGATAAGAATGTCGTGCCAGAGTCGCTACCAGCAGTCAATGAGACTGGTTTATGTAAATAATGAAGTTCAATCGTATAGTCCGAATCGGGCATAGGTGAAACTTCAAATGCCGCATCATCAAATAATGAGTAATATTTCGGCTTGGCCCTTGTGGTACCAGACGAATATTCCTTAATAAATGAAGGATGTTTAAAGTCTAAGTAATCGTATGTGTCTGAGCTTATTACAGCCAAACTCATAGGAGCGTAGAAATCTGTTGGTGTAGCCAAGAATCTGTTGCCAGTAGTTACTGTGCCCTGGACGTTTTTTCTTTGTTCTGGTAATTGAACAAATGAAAATATACGATCCTCAGCTTCTTGAATAAAAGTTGGTAATTCGTTTGTAAACGTAGTTTCTGATACTTCTAAATAATCTTGTATTGCAGTTTTTAATGTGCTGTATGTAAAACTCATGTTGTCACCGTTACCTCGCCTACGTTTGTTGTAACTGAAAAAGTTGTAAGAACTGTTCCCAGTTTACCGTCTCCAACATTAGTATAAACTAAAAATTTTGAATTATCGTCAGCTTTATCTGGTCTAGCATTTTTTACAGCTTGTGGATCATCTGGAGCTGGCTTTGGTTCTAACTGTGGATGTTTAGGATCCCATTGATCTGGGCCGACTAATAACCCATCCCAAGTTTTACGCATATCCTGGAGCTTATATCTAAAACCAGATATATCACAAATGCCATAAGAAAATTTACCAGATGCAAAAGCCATTATGCGTTGTTATAACTCCTCAGACTAGGCGATACTCTAAATGATGCTCTGTCTTCGTCTGTAGATAAAGCTCTTTGGAACTCTTCTTCGTATAAACTTTTTAACATACTGGTTCTATCTGGAGCTCTTTTCAATGAAATGTAATAGGCTAGGCCAGCTGCTAAACATGGATAAAACCTAAATGGCATGTCCATAGTATTTGCACCAGCGTCGGCATCATCCATTCTTGTAAGAACATTCATGTAAACCGTATAGCTGCTAGTTTTATCTGGCACGGGCCACACTGTTAATGTTGGTGTGGTTTGTTTATCTATTAAAAATTGATTTGGCTTACCTGTGCTTGATTTTGTTGTTATGTGAGAATACTCAGCTCTACTTAATCTGGTCATGGGAAGATCTGTTGTTTCAGATCCTTGAGTTTCTCTTATGTAAACGTCCAAAACATCAATTGGAGCTGTAGCATTAGTGCTGTCTATATTGTATGTGCTAGTTCCTTGAACCATTGCAACTGTTTTTTCTTTAACAGTCCATTGGTTTAGACCTCTGTTGGCCCACTCTGCAAGCATAAGATTGAGACTTCTGTTTGCGCTTTTAAGATCATAACCAGTACGAAGTTCCAGGCCACAACGCTCAAACGCTTCTTCAACGTAATCCGCTACATCTAATTCAAAGTCTTTGCTTCCAGATAATGCCATAATTACTCTCTATCTTCGTCTGAGGCATACAAATTGTCAAATGTCTTGACTGGATCTGTATAGCTCTCATGCGCCTCAGCAGAATGGATCCATTGTGATGGTGCAAAATCTGGTGCGCCTTCACCCGTTCTCCATAAAGCTGGATTAGTTGCTCTTACTCTGTTATTCGGTAGAGCCACAAAATTGCCAGTATATTCACCAGCATCCGTCAAATATAACACATGTGACTGTTTATGTTGAGCAGGATCATCTGCTATTGAGTGATCGGTATAATCAACCGTAAACATATATTTGCCCAAATGAAACTCACCGTCTATTTTACAATACCAGGGACTTGAGCTAACTCTGTCTAAAGAAACCACACTATGATGATGGCTTAGACAATCCCATGGTTGAGCTAAATGATCTTCCATAGGCTTAGGCCACTCATGCAAAGGAACGTCTGCTATAAGAGCTTGTATAGGCATCCTGGCCCACATTGCTCCACCGTGTACGTTATCATTTGGATAACCCTCAAAATCGGTTTCGCATCCAGTAAAAACTACCTGGAAGGACAAAGATCTATCTGGAATCGTGTTTACTGCTATAACCAAAGCATGTAAATATTCACCATGACCATGTTGATGGTTGGTTGTAAATTCTTTTCGTACCCAGCATTT